AAGCCGGACCAGATCAGCATCGTCGATGCCCTGCCAGCCGAGGACATCAAGTTCGCTCGCGGCTGGGACTTGGCCAGCGTGACCGAGGAAGGCGACTGGACCGCTGGCGGCAAGCTGGGACGTCTTCCGGACGGTCGCTTCGTGATCGGCGACATGGCGCGTTTCCAGCGCGGTCCGGACGAACGCGATGCGGCGATCAAGAACACCGCAGAGCTCGACGGAAGGTCGACAAAGGTCAGCATTCCACAGGATCCGGGCCAAGCAGGTAAGACACAGGTGGCTTACCTGACGCGCAAGCTCGCAGGCTTCAACGTCGTATCCAGTCCGGAAACGGGCGACAAGGTGACACGGGCGGAGCCTTTCGCGGCGCAGGTCAACGCGGGGAACGTGCTCATGCTGCGCGGGCCCTGGAACCAAACCCTCATCAACGAACTTCGCATGTTCCCGAACGGCAAGCACGACGACCAGGTAGACGCACTTAGCCGCGCGTTCGCCGAGATCATGGCGCCGCGCCGAAGCTGGTTCGGATAACAGGACACTCATGGGCTTCTGGCGCAAGAACAAACCGGCGACGACCAGCGCGCCGGCGGCGCCCTCGCGCGTGTCGAGCTGGTTCAGTACGCATGCCTTCGACGCCTCGCCGGCGACGTTCTCTCCGCGGGACTTCCTCCGGGCGCTGCCGCGTCCCAACGAAGAGGGCGCGCGCCATGCCGTGGATGACTTCGGCGGCGCAGATGACTTCAAGATCTTCGGCACCATGGATTCGGTCATGTCTGGCCCGATTGTGGGCTGGTATGCGGCACAGTCGTTCATCAGCCACCAGCTCGCTGGCATCGTGGCGCAGCACTGGCTGGTGAACAAAGCTTGCTCCGTCCCTGCGCGCGATGCCGTCCGGAAGGGCTACAACATCGTCACGGAGGATGGTGACGACCTCGACGAAGAGGCTGTACGTCTTTTCAAGTTGTACGACCGACGCTTCTGTGTTCGCCGCCAGTTGGTCGACTTCGTGCGCAAGGGCCGGATCTTCGGCGTACGCATTGCCATGTTCAAGGTCGAATCCACGGATTCGGAATACTACGAGAAGCCCTTCAACCTCGATGGCGTCACCAAGGGGAGCTACAAGGGCATCGTGCAGGTGGATCCCTATTGGACAGCGCCGCTGCTCGACGGCGCAGCGGCCGCCCAGCCGGATTCGCTGCATTTCTACGAACCGACCTGGTGGATCATCAACGGTCGGAAGGTGCATCGGTCGCACCTGTGCATCTACCGCCACGAGGAAGTGGTGGACGTGCTGAAGCCCCAGTATCTGTACGGCGGCGTGCCGCTGCCGCAGCAGATCATGGAGCGCGTCTACGCGGCCGAGCGGACGGCGAATGAAGCGCCCGAGCTGGCCATGACCAAGCGCACCTCAGTGTGGCTGACCAACATGGAACAGGTCATGGCCAACAGCGAAGAGGCTGTGAACCGCCTGAACCAGTGGGTGCAGTACCGGAACAGCTATGGCGTGAAGCTGGGCGACAAGGAAAACGACCAATTCGAGCAGTTCGACACGGCGCTGGCCGACTTCGACGCATTGATCATGACGCAGTACCAGATTGTGGCGGCGATCGCGGGCATGCCGTCGACCAAGCTCCTGGGCACCAGTCCCAAGGGATTCGGCGCGTCGGGTGAATATGAGGAATCCAGCTATCACGAGCTGCTCGAATCCCTCCAGGATGACGCGCTGACGCCGCTGCTGGAACGCCATCACGCACTCGTGATGCGCTCCTTCATTGCTCCGAAGATCGGTCAGGCCGTGGCCACCACCGTCACCTGGAATCCGCTCGACACCCCGACGGCGAAGGAATTGGCCGAGACGAACCTCGCGAAGGCTCAGGTCGGCCAGGCGCTGGTGCAGTCCGGCGCCATCACCTCGGAAGACGAGCGCAAGCGCGTGGCGACGGACAAGGAGAGTGGCTATCACGCTCTCGGCCTGAGTGACATCGATGCCGACCGCGACGATCCGGAAACCGATTGACGCCGGCGGCGCCACCGGTGGCGAACTGCGTCCCGGGGTGGGCATCGGCGCGGACATTTACGGCGAGCTGCGCGCAGCGCTGGAGACCATGGCCAAAGAGATCAAGCGCGAGATGATCGCCGCGCTGACCAAGGCCGGATTCCAGGGCCCGAAGTACGGTCAGGATGCCGCGGACGGCTCGTACCAAGCGCGCGTGCGGCTGAACGCGTTGGCCAAGAAGTGGGAACCGGTGTTCGGCAAGCTGTCGACCAAGCTGACCGATCGCATGATCCGGCGGACGCTGAAGCACTCCGCCGTCACGTTGGGCATGTCGCTCCGACAAATCAGCAAGGACTTCGAGATCAACACGCGCTATGTCGACGCGCGGCTGAAGCAGGTCATCACAGCCAGCACGGAAGAGGCGGCCGGTCTGATCAAGCTCATTCCCCAGCAATATCTGGGCGACGTGCAGGGCGCAGTGATGCGGTCGATCACGACGGGACGCGGATTGCGCGACCTAGTGCCGACCCTCAACCGCCTGTATGACGGCCGGCTCAAGCATGCCCGCATGGTGGCCCTCGACCAGACTCGCAAGGCGTACGCGAATGTGAACGCCGCACGCTTGCAGAAGGTCGGTTGCGATTCGTTTGTCTGGATCCATACGGGTGGCGGCGTGCACCCGCGCAAGGACCACATGGCCCTGTCGGGCAAGGAATTTCGATTCGATGACCCTCCCGTGATCGGCGTCATGTACGGGCAGGAGGTGCGTGGACTACCTGCGCAGATGCCGAATTGCCGGTGCGTGATGAAGCCGGTCTTCAATTTCGAGAAGAACGATGCCTCTTAAGCAAGGCTCAAGCCGCAAGGTCATGTCGGAGAACATCGCGGAGCTGGTGAAGGCTGGCCGTCCGCAAGCGCAGGCAGTCGCCATCGCCTATCACCAGGCGCGCAAGTCAAGCGCTGTCGATGCGAAGGGCGATGGCAATCCGGACAACGATCACCAGCGCGACCTGACGATCGAGCCAGACACGAAGGTCGTGGCATTCATCGTCTACACCGACGACGAGAAGATCCTCTGGATGCGCCGTACGAAGGACAACTCCTGGGGCTTTCCCGGTGGCCACGTCGAGGAAGGCGAAAGCCCGATCGAGGGCGCCATCCGCGAGAGCCGCGAGGAGGCCGCCTATGTGCCGCGCACCGGCCTGACGGAGATCTACGTCGACGGCAACGTGCATCTGTTCCACTGCAACGACGGACGCTTCGACCCGGACCTCAACGACGAGCACGACGCGTTCATCTGGGCAACCATCGAGGACGCGCCGGAGCCACTGTTCCCGAAGATCGCGGACAACGCCGAAGAAATCGCCGACGAGGCCAAGGCCGCGATGGATCGGCGCGACTACGACACGAACGGTTGGTTCGAGGTCAGGGACAACCCGCTGTCCCTGGTCGGCGTGTTCCCGTACCTCGGCCGCTCGATCGATCCGAACGCGGATCCGGACAAGCTCTACAACGTGCTGCGGCCGGCCGATGAGCTCAGCTCGCCCGAGTGTGTCGAGTCCTTTCGGCTCCTGCCGTGGATCGACAACCACACGATGCTCGGCAGCGAGGAAGCAGGCCTGACGCCCGCCGAGCGCAAGGGCGTGCACGGCGTCATCGGCCAGGACGTGTACTTCACGACCGAAGATTCCCTTTTTCCCGACGGTGTCCTAAAGGGCAACGTCAAAACGTTTTCCGAGGCGTTGGCTTCTTCCATCGCCAATGGAAAGAGAGAGCTCTCGTGCGGATACCGCTGCCGCTACGAGTATGCGCCCGGCACGTTCAAGGGCCAGGCCTACGACTACGTCCAGCGGGATATCCGTGGCAACCACCTCGCGTCCGTGGAAAACGGTCGCATGGGTCGGGAAGTCGCGGTTCTCGACCATCTCGTTTTCACCATCGATTCCAAGGAATTCACTCCCATGGCAGCTAACAAGAACGCCGCCGCGTCCGGCGAAAAGTTGACGCTCAAGCAGGCCGTGAAGGCTTGGCAGGACTTCCAGCCCACCCTCGTGGCCATTGGCGCTGCGATGGACGAAGCGGCCAAGGAAGAGGAGGACAAGAGCAAGGACGAAGAGGAGGAGGAAGAAGAGGAAGAGGCAGGCGACAAGGGTAAGGACGCCGCCGAGAAGGAAGGCAAGGACAAGGCCGGTAAGGACAAGGGGGAAGAGGAAGAGGAGAAGGGCAAGGACGAGGAGGAAGAAGAGGAGAAACCCAAGAAGAAGGGCGAAGGCATGGATGCGGCCGCTGTCGCTCGCGAGGTCGAGAAGAACCTCGCGGCGAAGTCTAGCCTTTACACCTCCCTCTCCCGACACGTCGGCGCCTTCGACCACGCGGACATGTCGCTGTCCAAGATGGCCAAGTACGGCTGCCGTCAGCTGGGCATCGATGCGCCGAAGGGCCAGCGCGTGTCCTACCTGCAGGCCTACCTACAGGGCCTCGACGCCGGCCACAAGCCCAACAGCGCCATGGACGCCGCGCCTGCGCGTCGCCCGGGCAACTTCCTCGACCGCCATCTCAACAAGGGCGCCTAAGCCATGACCTC